GACCGATGGCGTGATGGATGTCTTCAAGGCTTCGCGCTTGGTTCCAGGGCGAGCCGGAGACGATGGCGATGCTCCAGGTGACCTCCGGTTCGTCCCATCGTTCCCATTCGAGCGTGGGTGGTTCGATGAACACGGTGAGGCGGCCGGACTGGACTTGGGTGATGTCGTCGGTGATGACGTCGGCGACGTCTCCCAAAGCGGTCTCGAGCATGGTTTTCAGCTCGTCGAGGTTCTGCTGGTAGGTCTTCATGCGATGCCCATTCCACTGGGTATGAAGGGGCGGAGTATCGGACGGGCGGCCGCCAAAGGATCACGGTTGATTCTGAAGGGCTGGAGGTCGGTGTCGGTGACGTTCATGACGCCGTTGCGTGCAGAACGTCGGAAGTAGAGGTCGGAACCGACTTCGAGGATCGCCTGCTCGACGATCTGGTCGGGGACCGCTCGTCCTGCCAGTTCTGCGAGGATCAGTTGGTTGGCGACCTGAATGTTCGACTTGACCGCTTCCTTCTCGTCCTGGGTGACAGCCTGAACAGTGATGGTCAGGCGGCTAGTGAGGGATTCGAGGTCTGGTTCGCTCATTATTCTCCAGCGGCGGTGCCGACGAGTGGGAGGATGCCTTCTGGCCATGGTGTGCCCATCGCCATGTAGCCGTAGACGCTGAAGTCCTGGGTGAGGTCGAGGACGTTCTGGTCCTGGAGCTGGAAGGGTGCTCCGGAGGACTCCCAGATCTTCAAAGCGGTCGGGTCGATGAACGCGACGGTTCCGTCGGTCGCCTTCGGCAGCATCTGGACGCTGACGCGGCTGAGGTTGGCGCTGGTGCCTGTCAGGTCGATGGTTCCCAGTGTGGAGGCTCCCAAGCCGGAGATGTCGAGGAGGCTGTTGCCGTCGCGCTGGAGCTTGGCGATGGCTTTGAAGACGTCCTTGCTCACGCCCAACGTGCCAACGATGGCTCCGAGGTCGTCAAGGGCTTCGGCTGCGTCGATGAAGATGTCGATCCAGTCTTCGGCGGTTGCTTCGCTGAGCTTCTTGGCGAAGGTCAGCTTGTTCTCGGTCGCGGCCTGCGCGGTGATCTGCGAGTAGAGATAACTGCGTGCGGCTGTTTCTGTGTTCTTCGCGTAGGCGAGGGCCATGGCGTTCAAAGCGGTCGTCAATGCCGGAGTGTCGGAGCGTTCGATGGACTGACGGGATAGCTGCGTGTAGCCGCCGTAGGTTTCGATGTTCGCGCTCTTGGTTCCCAGTGCGACCTTGCCGAAGGGTAGTGTGTCGCCTTCCTTGGTCTGCTTGCCGACCTGCGTGGTGTCGGAGGCGAGGACCTTGTAGGAGACGGATTCTCCGGTTGCCGGCAATGCCTCATGGCTGAAGATGTTGAGCACGGAGCGACGGGACTGGACGAGGTTGATCATGTCGGTGACCCACGCGGTCTGGGTGGCGGTATCAGCGAGGACGGTGCCGGTGAAGTCGCGCTTGAGAAGAGTCTCGTAGGTGTTCAGAGCGTCGGAGTCGCCTTGCTCGAGACTACGGAGGAACTCTCCGGCCGAACGGTAGGAGGCTCCCAACGGGGCGGGGTCGTGGGTGAGGACGGAGGCGGCCGCGAGTTCGCGCTGCTTCTGTTCGAGGTCGCTCATGCGTTGCTCGATGACGTCGGTGGTTTCGTTCTCCATGGTGGTTGTTTCCTTTTCTTCTTGGTTCTGACTGCGGTGGTTGGTGAGTTTCGCGGCTTCGTAGGCGGGCCAGCTGACCAGGCTCGTCTCGAGGAGCCGGACACGTTTGCGGTGGGTGATTCCCGCCTTGTCGCGTTCGGAGTCGATGGGCACGAAGCCGACGGAGAGGGAGTCCAGGGCTCCGGAATCCAGGAGAGCGATGACGTCACGACCAAGGGTGGTGTCGGCGATCCGTGCGGTGATGTGGAGGCCGTCGTCCTGTGTTTCGGCTCTGGTGATGGAGCCGATGAGCTGGTCGTGCTGGTAGCAGAGCTTCGCGGTTTCCACGTCGTCGAAGACGCAGTCGCGGTCGAAGGTCTCGGAGCCGTCCCAGAAGGTGTCGATGACGTTGTCGAAGGGAACGGCCAAGCCTTCGATGGTGTGGCCTTCCTCGGTTTCTGCCGAGCGAAGCTGGATGCCTTTCAATCCGATTTCATGACGTGTGCTCATTGTTCTTCCTTCTCGCTGATGGGGGTGGGTTCGAGTTCTGGTTTGCCGAGGTCCTTGCGCACGTCGTCGATGGTGAGGAATCCCGCTTGAATGCCGATGGCGTAGGACTCATAGCGTTCCTTCGTGTTCGAGCGGCGGGTCGCGTCCCAGTCGAAGCGGACCGTGTTGTTGCGGGCGACCAGGGAAGTGAAGGAGTCCTCGAGGGGGAGCGTGTAGGCGGCCAGCGTGTAGTCGGCGAATTGGACCCATTCCTGTTCGATGTTGGAGTAGGTGAGGGAGCTTCCCTGGACTGCCGCGAGCAGGAGGCTGGCGGGCACTCCCATGAGGCGGGCGATCTGTGTGGTGTCGAATTGACTGGTCTCGAGGAATTGCGCGTCGGCGGGGCTGAGTGCCAGGCGGTTGAACTTGACTCCGTTTCCGAGCACTTTGACGTGGCCGGCTTCACCTGTCTCGAAGCGTTCCTTGATCTGGCTGGCGACGTCGTCGGTGAGGGGTTGGTCGGTGACCAGTGTTCCGGAGGCGTTGCTTCCGTCGTTGAACCAGTTGGAACGGTAGGAGGCGGCTTGTCTCATGCCGACGATTTCTTCTCTGGCGGATTGGATGGGGCCAAGGCCGCGAAGGCGGCCGGGAACGTTGAGGAACTTCTGGTGGATGATCTCGCTGGCGGGATAGGTGTGGCCGTTGTAGTCGTAGACCGGGCGTGGGCTGGCGGGATCGTTCGACGTCGCTCGGATCGTGACTAGGGTTGCGGGGAGGAGGCGGAGTGCTTCGACGTGGCCGTTGATGAGTATCTTCTGCCAGAAGAAGTTGCCGTTGATGGCGAGGTCGGCGATGGATTCGCTGATGAAGTCGTTGCGTGACTTGAAGGGGTCTGGTGAAGAGACGAGAGGAGCCGGGGGGATCTCCACATTGCCGCGTAGTTGACGCAGTGGGAGTCCGGTGATGGCGGTCTGGAGGATCTGGACAGCTCGGAAGATGGTGGAGATGGTGAGGGGGTCTCCCATGCTCGTCTCACGACGTGGAGCACTCGTCGCCATGGAGGCGTGAGATGTGACCGGCTCGTCGGAGCGTTTGAGGATTCTTGATAGCCAACTCATACCAGAGAGAATGAGGCAGAAGACCGGGCGGGGACAAGAAAAACAGTTTCAGGAGAATGCACAATCGGTCAAAGCATGTCTTTCTATGTCAAAGTATGTCAGAAGACCTGCACGGGGCTGATGTGGTCGTCGTGGTTGGCGGCGTAGACCGCAAGCATGACGGACTCGAGGATCGAGGAGCCTTCTCCCGCCTTCCTGTTGATCTTCCAGGCGTCGCCGCTCCATGTGCGGGTGGCGGCTCGGGCGGCGGTATCGAGGTCGGGGTCGGTGGCGTGGCTGGTGCGGGATTGTTCGAGACTGGAGACGAAAGCCTGACCGACGCTCATGAAGTCGGTCGCGCTCATCGCTACCATGTCGAGGCCTTCGGTGGTGAGACGTGAGTGGAGGTCGGCGGAGGGGCCGCGCGAGTCCATGCAGATCTGCGCGTGATAACGGTCTTGGAGCTCCTTGAGTCGAGGAATGCTGGAGCCGGTTCCGTCGAGAATGTCGGAGATCTGCACGATGGTGTGGCCGTCGGTCTGGTTGGCGATGCTGATGACGGTCTTGGTCGCGTCGAGGGTGACCGCGCAACCGATGGCGACGATTCCTGTTGACTTCTCGAGGGTGGAGGCGGTCATGAATCCGGTGGCGGTCTGGTTCCAGAGGCTTTCGGCGAGGAACCTGTCGGCGGTACCGGTGTCTCTGATGTTGGCGAAGGCTCGGAGCCAGCCTCCACGGTCGAAACTACCGTCGGTTATGAACTCGCTTTTGAAGTCCTCGAGCTGGTTGGGTCTGAAAAGGTGGTAGCAGGCGGGATGGTATTTGGCGAGGACGTTCATATCGTCGGGATCCTCATCCTCGGGGACACCGAAGTCGAAGAACGCCCAACGGGGCGGGATGTCTCCCTCACGGCATCGGTCGAGGAGTCCGTTGAGGAAGGTGGAGCCTGAATCGCCTTCGGTGCTCAGTATCCAGATCTGGGGTCTGATTCCCGTGGCCTGTTGCCGGGTGATGGTTGTTGGGACGAAGGCGTCGAGGAGGAACTTGCCTTGATCGGCCGAGAGGCTCCAGGCCTCGTCGATGGTGATCTGGTCTCCCTGGTATCCGTGGCCGCTTGAATCGGTGGAGGCGGAAGGACGAAGCTCTGAATCGTTGATGAAGGGGAGACTGATGTTGCCTTTGCCGAGTTTGGGGCGTTGGGTGACCAGGCTCATGGGTGACTTCTCCCAGTTCTTGAGGAAGTCGAGGAACTTGTTGTCGGCGTCCTTGCCGGATTGTGCGAGATACCAGATTCGGCGTTTCGGACCGTTGAGAGCGTTCTGACACATTTTGGCGAAGCCGGTCTCGGTCTTGCCGAACTGACGTTGAACCGTGGTGATCACTCGCTGGTAATAATAGGTGCCGGTTTCGGGGTCTATCTCACCTGCCACATCGCAGATGTACCGCTGGGCTGGGAAGAGTGGTTTTCCGAGAGCCTGCGCGATCTTGGCGACCTTCCACCCATCCGTTTTGCGGGATTCGTTGCGGAGGGTGATATGCCTGGCCAAAGGCGGGGTCATTGTGCGAAGCCTTCGAGGAGTGAGAGCTGTTCGGGGGAGAGGGCTTCGGGCTGGTCTGCGGACTGGTCTGCGGACTGGTACAAGCCGACGAGCCGGTCGAGGGTGCTGTTGTATTGGTCGAAGACTCTGGAGATGTCGCGTCCCTTGGCGAGCAGAGCGTCGATGTTCGCGGCCAAGGTCAAGAGGGAACTGGCGAGGAGGTCAGAGTGGCTTGTCCGTTGCTTGTCCTTGAAGAAGTCGGTGATGAATTTGACCGTCTCCTTCTTCTGGATGCCTTCACCTGGATATAGTGAATCGAAGCCGTCGAGTGTGGGTTGCATTTTTCTCCTTTTCTTCCTATCGCCGTCGTTCCAACGTTTTCGCGGCTTTTTTCGTTTTTTTGTTTGGGGTTTGGGGGGACATTCCGATGGACGCGAAACTCAGAAGCGGGCGAACGTTTTAAAAAAACCGCGTCAAAGCCGCGGTCTTGACGACGACGAAGACGAAGGCGATGAGCGAGACGACTCGATCGACGCCAAACGCTCCGAGACTCCGAGCCTGTACCATTCCTTTGCCCTGTCGAGTGCTGTGGCTGGTCTCTCTCCTCGAGCGATGCGGTCGGCGACGACGTTGATGCCAGGGTCCACCACATGGATCCGATAGTGCAGGGCTATCCACTCGGTGAGGAGCGAGGGGTGACGAGCATCGGTCGGCATGGTCTTGATGATCCATACTGTTACCGGTTCGGCCGTGCGCTCCATCTCACGACGCGCTCCGTTCCACGCGGCCGCGGTGATCCTGCGCAGGAACAACGGGTGATCGTGGGTGATGGTGCTGGCAGGCATGAGTGTCCTGGCTATCGCATCGAAGTCGAGGACGAGATCATTGGAGCCCGCGTGCTCTGCCACATAGGTGGTCTTGCCAGCGGCAGGTGGCCCGGTGACGATGTGGATGGTGGCTCCATAACCACTGATGATGCGGTTGTTCCTCAAGGAGTTGCAGTGCTTGCAGGCAGGGCGAAGGTTCTCCACAGTGTCCCTGCCTCCCACGCTCCACGGTGTGATGTGGTCGAGCGTGGTGGCATAGCCTGTGCATCCGGGCATCTTGAGCCAGCACTCATGCCCATACGTCATCCATGCCTGCGCGGCAATGGAAGCAGGTATCGACCTGTTACGGCGGCTTCTCCGGTTAACCACGGTGCCTCCTGCGAGAGAGTATCCACTCCTGCAAGTCAATATCCAAGTAGTAGACATGGTTGGTCGCATCCTTCGACCAGACCGGACCGATACCCTGCTCACGCCACCGATACAAAGTAGAGAGTGACTTGCGCAGTATCTTCGCGGCTTCCTTCTGACTGAGAATACGATTCATGCCGTTTGCTTCCTCTCCCACGCCTGAAGACTCATGACCGTCTCACGCGCGTCGAAATACTTGCGTGAATCCTGCTGCGGGAGAATACCGTCGTGAATGAGTTTCTGAAGCTGATTGTCGTCATAGATATTCAATGAGCCAGCGACCATACTGCGAGTGAACTTGCTCATACCCGACCCATTGGCCCAGAACTCGAGGAGCATTGGAAGTCCGGAGCGTATCTTGTGACGAAGCGTGGCATCGAACTTCTTGCGACCTGTTCCAGTTGGCTTCCTGCGCTTCTTGGTAGGTGACTGATAGGCGACTGCGTAACCCATGTGCATCTTCCTTACTGTGGTTGAGTACGTAAGTTTTGAATCTGTTTAGTTGTTCATAGGATTTATGGGAGGGAGCTTGAGAGAGCTGAGACCTCAAAAGACGAAAAAGAAGACAGACTTCTCTCTTTCTCTCAAGGCCTCGATGAAACATTTACGGTCGGTCGCCGTCGGTCGCATACGAGAACGGATAAAATCCGTCAGGAACGGTCCCGCTCAAAGCCCGAACATTGTCCGGTACTGCTACCCAGTTCTGCCTTAACTAGCGCCTTGAGTGGTTGGTGATAGCTCTCGTTTCGTCTCTCAGTTTCACGCGATGAGCCAGCCGCGGAGGTGGGTTCGACCCGTTAACGCTCTCGTCAGTCCCCATGCATCCTGAGTCATAAAGCATTCAATTATCCCGATGCAAAAGGGCTATGCAGGAGGAGCAAGAGCAGCCGCGCTACTCACCACGACGTCGGCAAAGTTCAGAAACTCGTCAATAGAGAGGTCAACATAGAAGCCGTCAAAGCATAGAGTCATCACACCTTCGACCGTGTGAGAGCTTGGGCGCACGATATGCGGATAAACCAACGTCGTCATGAAACGTCACCCGCCTTCATTGCCGTCTCGACCTTGTGACGGAGAAGAAGGTTATAAAGCTCGTCAACATCGCGTTCACTCAGATAAAGAGTCGACGTGAAGTAATTGAAATCAGAGATCTTCAAGTGAAGCTCGTCAGCAACCGAGTGGGATGCAGTCAGGTCGAAGCGAAGCGTCATATCAAATCACC